ATGCTTTAGAGCCAGTAAGTGCTGTGGCTACATTCTTAAACTCTTGAACATCTCTAATTTTTCGCAATGAAAGTAGGTCTTCAAGAGGTGTATTGAGGGCGTACATAAACGCCTCATCAATAGCAGAACGAATACCCAAACGTGGGAATAGTGTAAGAATTGTCCAGAAGTTTACAAACTCTGAAACATACTTGTTGCGTGTAGCACCATCAAAGATAGCAGGAATAGAGTTCTTGCGGCGTGTAGCCGCAGCAACCTGAAGAATCTGCTCGTATGGCAAAGAACCAATACCTTCTGCTACCTGACTAGGCTGCACAATTCCACGGGCATTAAGAATAGGAGAATCATTCTCAATACGCACTACATGCTGACTAACATCATTTACAAAATCTGTAGGCACTTCTGTTCGTGCAGTAGTAGTCATACCAGAACGGTTATTAAAGGTCTTGTTAAGAATCTCTTCCATAATCTTACGACCTTCGGCTGTGCCGTGTAGACCATAACGGTGCATAACTGCTGCATATAGGTTACGAATAATAATAACCTGCTCATCAGCCTGTGAATCCAAGAAATGGAATGTTACAAAGTCTGCAATATCACGGGTAAATACCTGTCGTGCTACAAGACGAAAGTTTTCAGCAGTCTTAACTGCATCTTCTCCAAGTAGAATTTGTGTACCAGCAGGGTTACGGCTAGCAGATTTACCAACAATTTCACCAATACGGCGTGCACGTCTAATATCTTTGTCAATGTCATTAAAGCGGTTAATACCTGCAATGTTAACACCTTTATCAATATCTGCACCAGCAGTTTTAAGAATACTTACAGCATCTAATCCCTTATTCTGTGCATTGGCTAAGCCAAGCGCAGTTTTTCCATTAGCAGCACTAGGGTTCATAATTGCATCTGCAATTTTTGCTATACCCATACTAATATGACGCTCTGATTGTGCAGTTGGCACACCGTTGCGCATGAATGTAATTCCATCAACACGGCCATTAAGTAAAATGCTTACGTTTTCAATCTCGCCAAAGAAAGTTTCAGCAGTTTTTGCGTCAAAGACTTTCTTTTTAGCAAGCAATGTTGCTACTTCAAAGTTACTAAAGCCAGGATAGTTCTGAACTAACTCACGATAAGCGTTTGACTTTTCAATTGAACCCTTTTTGGCAGTAGCAAACTTTTCAATTGCCTTTCCAACACCATTATCCCAAAGGTCTTTAACCTTGGGGTCTGCAAATGTCTGCTGAATAGCACCCTTAAAGTTACCCTTAGATGCTTCCTTCATGATGTTGTCTGCAATACGACCACCACGTGTAGCAATCTTGCTAGTTCCACCAGTAGCCCATGTCAATGGGTCAATAGCAACCTGATAAATTGCGTCAATAGTTCCAGTTATGCCAGTTTGATACTTACCAGACAACACACGTGTGTTTAGATTTCCGCTGTTAGCCTGATTTGCTGTGTAAATCTTGCGATACAAGTCACGACCTGGAGAGATAGCAGCAGCCTTAGTGTCAAAAAGAATCTGTGCAAACTCTTTTTCATTGTCAAAGGCATAAGTAATAGCCTCAAGAATCTTTGGGTCTGGCTTGCCATAGGCTTCAATAATTTCACCAGGCGTCTTGCCAGATAATAATCCTTTTGCTACAAAAGTATTTTCTTTTCCATAACGTGTTTCAACGGCTTGAACCGCACCCTTGTCCCAAGCGTCACGACCATTGTATGCATCATCCCAAGTCTGCTTAGAGAATGGGTTTGCACCCTGTTCAATCTGACGACCTGCTACATATCCAGTATTAATTGCTTTACCGTAGGCTACAGCAACGCCAAGTGTTGCAATAATAGGGCTAAATGCAGCCTTAGCACCTTTACCAATTACTCCAAGTCCACGTTGTAAAAGGGTTGGGTCTTCTTGAGCAAACTTTGCGGTTGGGTAAAGAGCCTTAATGTTTGTTTGTGCTTCTTCTGTTAATGCTTGGAACTCACGCTTAGCATCATCTACTTTAAGAGTACGAAGTTCTTTTGCTTTTTTAACAGTGTAAGCCAACTGCTCAACTGCAACCTTTTGCTCAAATGACAAGTTAGCATTTTTTGCTGCGTTGTAAATGGCAGGATTAGTTTCTCCTACAATTGGATTTATGCGGGCCATTAGTACCCATATTCAGCAAGGGTGGAATAAATAAGTTCGGCTTCTCCAGTTGGGTCAAATTGCGCAATCTTGCGCATAGTTACAGAAATAGGTTCTTTAGTTGTAGGAAGGTTAAGTACTTCACTTCCTGGACCATCACCAATATTTATGCCAGATGAAACTGGTTCATTAGGACGTGTAGTTGGAGCCATTAACTCTGTTGGCATTTCCATCTGAACTAGTCCTGAATCACCCATGGCGCTTGCGCCCATGCTATTACCAGCCATTGGTGCTGCTACTTGGTTTGAATAGGTTTGCTGTCCCTGTCCGTATGGGAGTCCTGAGACGTACTTCGCACCTTGTGTTGGTCCGCCGTCAGTGCGCTGAGAAAGAGCGCCAGGACCTGAAACTGCTGCTGGGTTAGACGGTGCACGGTAACCACCACGACCTTCTGGTGCTGTTGTCATTCATCATCCTCCTCTGTATCATCAATAACTTCTTCAGCCTTAGTGCCTAGCACTTCGCTGTTATATTCTTGAGCCATCTTCATCATGCCATAGGCATTCCATGGTGTCATGGCTTCACTAACTTCTGTGTGTAAATAGCGGGACCCTTCATAGTCTGCCCACTCGGTTATGATTAACCAGTTAGAGCAGATGTAATCGGTCCCCTTCTCGTCCTCATCAACAAGGACTCTTAGTGCTTCTTCTATTTTTTTTCTAAACTCTTTGCTCATTTTGTATCCTGCTTAAGGATATGGAACGGAGCAGAGGTTCCATTGTTGTTTAGTGCTGCAATTTCCATTGCCTTTAACACTGTTGCTCCTGCGTGTAGTGCACCTAGTGCATAATCTCCACCAGAACCAATTGCATAAAGCCCACTATCATTCATAGAAACTGCAAAGTCGCTATCAATCTCAAACAAACTTCCATTGATTCCAATTAGGAGTTGTAGTTCAAACTTATCATCATTGTCTGATGATTTATTAAACTCAATACCAGCCTCGGATAATGTTGTTTTAAGTGAAGGTGCTACCTTGTTAATAACAAACTCATAAAGATTTTGCTTTGCTTTAGCACTTACAAGCGGTGGTTGCCATCCATGTAGTACCACTTGTAAAGCACGATAGTCACCAGCACCACCAATAATGTAACTTCCACGTTCAATAGCCTTAATCATTTTAGGATGTGTATAAACTTTTCCAGCCTCAGCCACACGCGAATCAGATGCTATGACGCAACCATCTGCGTTCTCTACGCCTACGATTGTTGTCATTGTCCCCTACCTAGTTATCTTTGAGTTACGGTTCGTGCTGAAGCGTTTGCTGTTCCACCCATTGTTAGGCTGGAAAGTAAACTTTGTAATCCTTGTGGAGGAGCGCCACCTGCTGGAGCCGCGGCGGGAGCAGGGGACGGTTGCTCAACCTGAGGTGCTTCCCCAGCAGGTGGTAATTCTGGAGCGAACACATCATTGATTGCGTCCTCAATCTGAGTGCCCTTCTGGCGCATACGGATAACTTCTGCAATCTTTTTAACGATTGTAGTTGGGTCTCCACCATTAGCAATAAGTTGTGGAATAGCCTGTGCTGAAGCATTTAAAGATGAGATAAGCGCATTGCGCATTTCTTCTACTTCAATCTTTTCTTGCTCTTGAGTTACATTAACTCCAAATGGCAATTCACGTTGTGCTAAGTCCTTGGAGATTAACTTACCACCAAGAGCCTGCAACATAAAGATAAGTCCTTGCGCTGGGTTTAGACCAGCCAACATTCCATAACGGACATCAGCGGAGTAGTCTCCCTTAATATCCTTTGACGGTAGATACTCAATTGCATAAGGTGAACCAGAATCAATACCACGAATAGACTTTTGCTCATTGAAGATTTTCTCATCTACTTCAAAGCAGAGTGAAATTACAGTCTTTAGAGCAGAAGCAAAGATAGCCTGCGCTGACTTGACCTGTGTGTCAAATCCGCCCATAAGTGCTTGCACACCTTGACCAGTAATGATTGAAGCATCAACATTTCCAGTACGTGATTCTGGATAGCGTGTACCTGTGCGTAGTTCATTCTGTAGAACTGCTTGCTCATTAAACAATGAGCCAGATACTGGTAGTTCAACTCGGCGAACACCCGCTGGGTTCTTAGTGCGGATAACTCCGTCACCACCGAATTGGAACTCGTTCACATCGTCAGGAACAATAAGTGGTGACTGAACGGCCTTCTCTGTTGCTTCCATTGCAAGTAATGCAAAACGATTGCGAAGCAACTGAATACCAAGAACATCATCAAATTGTCCACGCATCTCACCATCAACGGTTGGTCGTCTTGCGACTACAACCATCATCTTGCCAATAGGATTCTTGGCACGGGAGATAACTAGGTTCTGGCGGTCTGGAACGTAAATGATAGATTGAGATTCATCGTAGTAACGAACAATATCGAATCTAGCATTCATGTCTTGGTCATAACCATCACGACCAAGTAAAGCGTCTGTATACTCTGGGAACTGGGAAACCAATTCAGCCAGTGGCATAGAATAACGCTTAGCAAAAGCAACGCAGCGTCCGTAGCGGTCAAACTCAGGATACGCCCCGACAGGACTTTCTACACGAATACGCGGCAACTTTGCTTCAGTGTCCAGTTCAATAATGAACGGAACAAACCCAAATGTGATGTACCAGTCAGCACCTGTGTACATCTGTACTTGCAACTCAGAATTGTAAAGATAGTTAGCAGCAATGCGAGTACGGTTGTCTGCTGCTTTACGAGCACGGTCTTTTACTTGGCTAACTACTGAGCAGTTAACTGCTGGTAGTGGAGCCATAACTTCAGATAAGTCACGGGCTACAATGTCAACAAAGTTGGCAACTACGTTAGCCTCAACACCCTCTGGAAAAAAATCAGGATAGACGCTAGAAATCTGACCTTGACGAACTAGTAGTACATCTTGATGGCGACCATCACGGTCACGGTTACGGTCTCGAAGAGACGCAACACGTGCAAAAATCTGCTTATCACTTAGCATTACTTAGTCCTTTTTGGAGGTTGTTTTTTCTTGGCTGCATCCTTCTCGGCTTTTCTACTTGCTTTAATAGCCTCGTTAATGCGTGCTTCGATACGATTGTAATTCTTTTGTTCTGCTTTACTTAGTTGACTAAATGCAGCAAGTTCACTTTTAGGTGGACGTTCTGGATTAGGTGCAGGATTACGAACATCAATTGGTTGTTCTTTATCAGAACGCTTCTTAGCAGCAAGTGCTAATGCCTTTTGTTTTGCCTTTAAGTCTTCTGTCATACCTTCACGCTTGGGTGGCTTAGATACCCGTGATGGTTGAATACCTTCTCTTACGCGCTCATTCTTCTGAGCAATGCGCTTAGCAATAACATCTGCTGGAGTAACGCGTTCCTTCTGCATAGACTTAGTTACAGTCTTTGTGTCAGGCTTCTTTTTGTAAAGATTATAAAGTTCCTTAGCAGGGTCTTTCTTTGGTGCAACCGCACCAGTCTGACCTTCACGCTTTACTACACGCTTAGGTGCATTTGCTACATCTGGTCTGCGATTAGCACGACCTAGTTTAGGTGCACCTGTTTGCATTTCAGTACGGATAAGTTCCTTGATTTCTTTTTCAGAAACCTTCTTTGCAGCAGCCTGCATAAGACGCTTCTTTGCTGCATTAGAGACGGCAGCACGGGCTATTGCGGCTACTACTGCTGCTGCTAAAGGTGCTGGCATCTTAGTTCCTTATCCGAATTGTTCTTGCCACTGTTGTTGCAGTGCAAGGTCTAGGTTTACAGTTCCACGCTTTGATAGTTGAGAGCGTGTAGCCCAACGGTTTTCTGTGTATCTTGAAATTGTAGTGCTCTGCTGCATCAACTCACGTAGTCGTATGAATGCAAACCACATCGCCATCACGCAGTCAGTCTTGCCTTTGGTCTCAGGCTTCCACGTAATGAGTTGTTGGATTAAAGCCTTGACTCCCTCTGAACCCTCAGTGGAAGGAAACTCAATTGTGTTGTTCTTTTGGAATACTCCATCGTGCATACTGCCTAGCATCGTTGACATAGATGCAACACCATGGGAGGTATCCCACTTATTCTTCGCGGTAAAGTGTGGCTTTAAACTACAGCCATACTGTGACAGCCATTCGCGCAAATCTGTATCTAGTTCGTATGCCTTCTGGTGTGCGTTAATTTCCACACGGAACTCATTAGGGCGATACTTCAAAGTAAACTCTTCAATCATCGCACGGATTTTTTGTGGTGTTGGCTCAGGCATGTTCTCACAGTCCAGCACATACATTTTTCCGTCAATGCGATTGTAGGTCATCGCAACGAACGCGGCGTGGCCTCTTCCCATAGCAGGGTCAAATCCAACAACTGTATAACCTTCTACGTTGGTCGGATGTCCCACCGCGCCTGGTTTTAACGGACCTCGCTTACGCATACCCTTTGTGCATGACTGCACCAGTGCGGGTGGGAAGATGGAATCTTCTTCGACATCCTCCTGCTGATAAACCAAAGCCCACGTACTAGGTGTTACTTCGCCACGGCGCTTGAAGAGCGCTGGCCCATCCCACTTGGGATATAGCCCTTGCTCATCGGGTGTGTCCTCGTCTCCATCCCACGGGATATCAGACTTAGGCCAAAGTGTTACCCATTCTTCTGGTTTCTTTCCATACTCCAGTACCGCTGGCATAGCCATGTAAGTAAATGGGCACTTACCGTTAGACCAATGCTTCGGATTACGAAGTTCCTTATAAAAATCATTCGCCGCAATTCGCGTACCCACAATCAGCAACTTGCCGTTTTTACCCAGACGGGTAATAACTTCCTTTTGCAACCAGTTAATTTGCTTGTCCCACTCATGGGCGTTAGCGGTGGTAATGCAGTCATCCAGGATAATCAAGTCAGCACGTGCGCCGTAAATCTGACCGCCCATACCAAGTGCTTGGATGGTTGGGTCTTTTTCACTTGAGTCTCTGGCCTCGCCTCCGAGGTAGACAGTATCTACCTTCCAGGTATCAGCATCTTGCTTCCAGCCGCCCTCTGGCCCATAGGCTGTTTGTAACTTCAGCCAACGTGGGTGGGACAATCTTTGCTTAATCGCATACACGAACTCTCGCGCTTTATTGAGAGTTTTAGAAACCACAATGATACGCACATTGGGATTAAGGGCAATGCGGTAGGTGGAGTAGTTAACCGTCACCACGGTGGACTTAGCGTGCTCAGGGGGTACGTTTACCAATAAGCGGTTTTGGTCGCCCTCTTCATAAACCATAGAGTCGTGGAGCCAAGAAGGCTCGCGACCCTCCAATAGGTCAATCCAGTCCATATGGTGTGGAAAGACTGTTTGGTTTAGGAAAACCTCAGAGAACTGAGGAAATGAAATCTCATCCTTTGCCACGCCTAGCGAGACGGTAGATTTATTTTTGGCATCAGCCTTAGCATCCTCTAAGTCACGGGCAAACTTCTTGTCCCGTGATAGCCAGATTCTTAAGGTGTCTTCCTTGTACCCTAGTTGAACCATTGCCCTAGGGGCACCCATGCCCTCGG